GATTAAGTTCTCTGTCATCCACGAGATTTGAGTATTAAACTCGTCTATTCTCGTTGACATTTCAGTTAAAGCGGCAGAACTTGCTAAACATGTTCCATTTGGATGAACAACTCCATTTACCACTTCATTCCAAACATTATAGTTAGTGGATTCTTCACCCGAACCGTCAACATATGCTATTGCATTTGGATTATCAGTTCTCCACTGAACGTAATAGGCACGTCTACCTTCTCCTGTCATACTTCCTGTTGCAGGAAATATTCTAGTACCATCTTCTGTTAGTGCGATTAAACCAAGGTCATATGTCTTATTAACATTAGAATGCCAGTCATAAGTTTCTTGACATATATTCTTTTCATTGATAACAATGTCTATTGATGCTTGTGTGAATTGTTCTGAATTTGGCATAAGTCCTCTAAGTGTAAGTTTATGTACTTATATTTATACTTTTGATAGTGGTCGTGACGACAGTTTTTTCTCTATTTTATCAATTTTTTTAGATATAATTTCGGTTTCATCACTAAGTTTAGATTTCTTTGCAGCACGAAGTTTTTTTCTAAGTGCTATCTTCTCTTGGATTAAGTGAATTACTTCATTGGACTCTAAACTCTTATTCATAATAACATTACTATTTAGTGCATCTATTCTACCTTAAATGCACTATAGTCTCTTCTTTGACCATCATTCCTTCCTCTGTCATGGACGGGAATAGAATCATCAACACCAGTGTTCTCAAACAACTCTTCTTGTGCTTCTTGTTCACAATCATAGAGTTTCATACGACTTCTGTCGACACCTATGACAAACCTTTTGAATACGGTTGGGTCATTGTATCTATTCTTTAACTGTTTCACTACCATTTGGTCTAACTCTTCTAGTTCTTCTGAAGATATCAATGCAAACATAAAGTCTGCAGTAGCAGGTAAACCAAAGGACTCTGAAGTATCTGTAAGTTCTACATCTGTTGAACCATAACCACTTCTTGTTGTTTGTGTTGCACTCATGATTGGTACATCAAACTCTACTGCAAGTCCTCTAAGTTCTTCTGCAATACTCTTAATAAGAGTATATGAGTTTGCACCAGCGCCTGGTTTCACTCTTGCACTTGCACATATGTTTAGATAGTCAATGTAAATCATATCGGGTTTGAAGTCCTTTTTGATTTCTAGTTCTTGTAATAGATGTCTAAAGTGTCCTACATGTGCTGATGCAGTTGGGTATTCCTTTACAATAAGTTTACCTTTTGTCTTCTCTGCAATCTTATCAATCTTCTTGTCAAAGAGTTTCTTAGATAAGTCGGGTAAATCTTTCATAGGAATGTTCAATGTGTTTGCATCAATCCTTTCTGCAATCCTTTCTTCTGACATTTCAAGTGTAATGTATAATACATTCTTGTTCATCATAAGATTTGCAGAGGCACAATGACACATAAACAATGACTTACCAACACCAGTTCCTGCAAGACATATGTTTAGGGTCTTGTTAGGTAAACCACCTTTAGTAATCTTATTGAAGTATTCTAAGTCGAATGGAAGTTTCTCTTCTTCCGTGTGGTAGAACTCAAATCTATCATCTGAATTTTCAATGAAGTCGTGTCCTATATTGGTGTCAAAAGACACCGAAAGTGCATCCTTCAAAAGTTCGGGTATTTCACCTGTTGAACGCTGAGAGGTTTTATCTATGACTTCAATAGAATCCATGACTGCAATATAGATTGCTCTATCTTTGCACCATTGTTCCGTTTCGTCAACCAACCATTCTTGAGGAGTTTCCTCATTCTTGGTTCCAAAACTGTTAACTATAGATTTCGACCCTTTCAATACACTCTCGTTTAGCGATGTGTTGTTGTCTAGGTTTATGAGAAGTGCTTCTACAGTTGGTGTTTTAGTGTATTTTTCGAAGTATGAATATACCTCTTTAAATACCGTTCTCTCATCATTCTCGGTGAAATACTCTCCTTTTAAAAAGGGAAGCACCTTCCGTGAAAAAGTATCACTCTGAATCAGATTCTTGAGTATCGTCTGTTCTATTCTCTGTTGTTCCATATTTGAAATATTCCTGTGCGTGTGTCTCTAAACTTTCCATCACTTCGGGTGTGAAGTACTTTTCGGGGTTGTTGTTAATTGTCTTACCAAATTCGGTTTTACCGTTTGGTAGTTTAACTCTTGTAGATGATTTCTCAAATACTCCAAATGCAAGTGCCATGTCTAATAGACCATAGTACCTGTCCAATCCTTTATCGTATGATAATCTAACATCAACCACTCTGTTTTCTACAGTCAACCTTGACTTTGCATTTTTACAGTGAATGATATTACCAACGATTTCTGTACCTTCCTTTTCTTTTCTCTTAGAGAGATAGACGATTGAAGATGCTGCGTATTTCAGACCACTTCCACCACCCATTTCTTTTTGAGGGAACATAGAACCAATCACATCATATGTGTGATTCGTTACAATCATAGGAACCCCGACTCGACCTAGTTTCAACGTCAATACTCTAAATGCACCTTTGGTGATTTGAGCACGAGTCATGTCTTTGGTCTCTTTACCTTCTGCAGTGTCTTCGATTTCTTTGGTTGTTGATAACATACCAAGTGAATCTAAACAGAACATCATAGGTGGACGTTTGTCCTTCGGGGTCTCTGCATACTTATCCAGTATACTGATTGCTTGATTTCTGAACTCCTGCACTGTAACAACAGGAACAATAACAACTCTTGATGAGTCTATTCCTCTTGATTCAATCATATCTTTCGATATTGCAGATTCAGACTCAAAGTAGATTACTGCGGCATCCTTGTTGTCTTCTAGGAATTGTTTAACCATACCTAGTGCAAAAAAGGTTTTACCTGTTGCAGATTCACCTGCGATTGCAGTAATTTTGTTTGAGGGGAGTCCACCATATAGTGAACCACTTAATAGTGCATTGAAGATATGAGAACCCGTATCAATAAACGAATCTACATCTCCTGCAGCAACACCATCAGAAACTATATTTGCATATTCGTTTCCCGATGCTTTTACTAAATCTTTTAAAAATGACATAACACTTCTCCATAATGTATACATCTATTATACACATAGGTTAGGGTTTTGTAAATAGGGTTTTTAGTCTTTTTTGTGGTCTTCTATGCAGTCAAACTTAATATGTTCTTCCATCATAGTTTTGATTTGTTTGATTTGCATTTCCATCATAATGATGAATGTAAACCCAGCAATTATTGAGAGTATGTAAAAACAGTCTAATGCATCTAAATGAATCATCATGATACCTTGTCTATTTCCTCTTGAGTAACATATCCAGTCTCCATAACAACCTTTCTATTATCCATGTGTTGTTGTTCAACTAAATCTTTGTTTTCTCCAGTGTAAGGAACTGCGTGACAATCATCAATCATTTTCTGATTGACATTGAGTTCAGCATCATCATTGTGAATATAGATTTCACCAAGTATTCTTCCGAACTTACCCTTATCATGTGAGATAAGAGAAATAGACTCTGCACTTTCTAATAGTTTCTTTAAGTGTTTCTTAGATGCTTTACCAAAAAGTTTCTCTACTTTATCACGAGTACGGCTTTCAGGCGTATCGATTCCCATCATACGAACTCTTTGTTTTTTGTAAGTCATGCCGAAACCTAAATCGATATTCACGTCTAGGGTATCTCCG